TCAATGAGTGGGATTGGATCTACCTTCGTTTTAAACGAGGTAGAATTATACACAAAAAAAGAAGAAATGAAATAATATGGCACTAACACTATTTATAACAGAACAATATATAAAAGCCTTTACACCTATCGGACCAATGGTTGAGTGGATTGAGATTAAACCAACTGCTGAAATATCACAGGACTCAAATATACAGGATATATTGGGTACCAACTTTTATGTTTATCTACAGAATAAGTTTATCGCAAATACATTAACGGCTGATGAATCAATATTACTTAGTTATATTAAGCCGGCTTTGGCTAATAGAACTGCTGAGATGTGTCTACCTTTTATAAATTTTCAAATAAAAAACAAAGGTGTTATGACACAGAACGGGGATTATTCGGCATCGACAGACCTGGAGATCCTCCGTTATCTAAGAAGCCTGATTATGGATAGAGCAGAGTTTTATGAGCAAAGACTTATTAAATACCTATGTGCTAACGGTTCATTGTTTACAGAATATGAGAACGATAACAATGATGATATGCCACCAAATAGTTCATCACCTTATAACTCACCAATTATTTTTATCTAAAAGACGTATTTTATACTCAATATATATATTAAAATAAAATAAATTATATGAGAGTAATCAGAATTAATGAAAAGGATTTTAACGTTTATAATGAATTGTCGGAGTTAAACTTAGATAGATTTCAACAACTATCATCGGTTGCGCAAAAAGAAATGGATCCTATTGATAAATCATTATCTATGATAGAGTGTTTAATAGACGGAGAGATAAGTAAAGACCAATTGGAGGATATTGATATTGAGGTGATTGATGATATCTTATCGGCGGTTAAAGCAGATATAGAGACGGAGGTACCCAAGGAATCATTTACACACGATGGAGTTGTTTATAAACTGGTTGGCAATACTGATAGGTTTATATTTAAAGCTAGACAGATTAAGAGTATATCACAGGCTATGAAACAAGATAATATTTTCTATATTTCTAAAATGGCTGCAACCCTTTATTCAGACGGCAATACGAGTGAGAACAAAAGAGAGATTATATTTAACGAGTATATGACGGCTGATTATGTATTACCTTTTCTAAAAATACTTATTGATAAATATGCTTAAAGGATGGGATGTCATAACGTTATCATCTTATATTGAAATTATAGACAATGTTGAGAACGTAGATGATGTATTCGAAATACTATCTATTGTTTTTGACAGACCACTGGATGAGATAGAATCATTGGATTATGATGTAATATTGGAGATGAAAAAAGAGATTGGATTTATATTCCAACCTATAGCCAAGGAATATAAGACACATATTAATATTAATGGTGATGATTTTTATCTAGTACCGTTTAAAGAACTTGAGTTCGGAGCGTTTATTGACCTTGAACACCTATTCTCGGACGAATATATCTATAACCTACCGAAGATATTCTCTATATTATACAGAAAAATAGAGAAGAAGGGTGATTATTTGAATAAAGATATCTATGAAAAGTATGGTGACTGGTTAGACATAAGAAATTCTGTCTTTGAAATGTCAATAATAGAAGATGTTTATGGTGTTATAATAGATTATCTAAAGTTTAAGACCAGTATTTACACGACTTATGAAGGATTATTCGAGGAAAAGTATAAGGAATTAAACGAATCGGAGGAAAAGGAAATATTAAAGGATATGACCGGTAAGGAAAGAGAAGAATATTATGGACATAAGAACGTTACAGGATATGGTTGGGAAATAATGTTGTTAAGATTAGCTAACAATGATCCAACTAAAATGTTGGAGGCAACGTCAATGAAAGTTTATCAGGCTTTTAATGTACTTGGTATGATGAAGAATTTAAAGATGGGTTAAAAACAATAGATATATTCATATAACCAATTATATAAACAACAAATATTAAAAATTATGGACACTTATAACTCTTTTATTGATAGAATAGATGATGAGTTCGCTTCTCTACACCTTCAGATAAAAAGGTTCGAATCAGGATTTTATGACGACCTTGGACCTTTTGCAACTAGTAATGTACTATGGCCCATTATGTGGGTTGTACCTGAGGATGTTACATTTTTAGAGAACTCAGTCAGTTCATATTCTATACGAGTATATTTCCTTGACCTATTGGAGAAGGATGATTCCAACGAGAGAGATGTTCTATCAGACCAATTATCCATTGCAAGAGATTTTACAAATTGGTTGAGACTTAATCAGAATAATAGTTTTTCCCTATTAGATGAGCCACGATTGGTTGCAATTAAATCAGTTATAATGGATTACACAGCCGGTTGGTATTGTGATATGAATATAGAGGTAGGAACCGAGGGGTCTGATTGTAGTATACCATTTGGTTTAACGAGTTCGGTACCAGTTACTTGTGATCCAGTGATAGTTAATATCAATGGATCGTTTATGGGAAGTCCTGCATCGGGAACGATATACACTTTAAATATAGAGAATAGTTACGGTGTTGATTATGGGGTTTTGACCGCGATTAATGACAACCTTGGATCGGTTCTTATAGGAGATGTAGAGTGGACTCAAACAGACGGTTCATCACAGGCGACTCCATATGGTGACTCGATAATTTGTGATATAACACCTTGTGGAGATGCAACAGTACAGAATACAGATGCAACATATCTGGATGTTATCGCTGCAGGTGGTTTATTAATTTTACCTGATATCGAAGTAACTGATTCAGATGGTTCTACTTATTTTCAACCAAGTGTAACCGATGTGTTCTGTATTCCCCAAGTACAAGAGTTGTTCATCCAGTTCGGTTTTCTAATTGGTGATGACCAGACGGGAGACTTGATAATTGATTGGGACAATGCAGGAACTTTTACTAGTGCCACAGATGATGGAAGTAGTGGTGATATAACATTCAGCATTAACAGTGGTGCATTTGTGACATTCGTTGATCCCACCGTATTAGATGTCGGTGACACAATATCATCAAATAGAACGATAACAACTGATTTGGGATTCTCTAAAATAAAAGGAACTTATGTCTAAGAGATTTACATATTGGAATAGCTTCGCCTCTGCACCATCGAGCAATTATATCTTAGATGAGATAACATCATCAGCATCATACGCTGTATCATTTTCCAGATACTTAAAGGCTTCTTATGTAGGTAGTCCAGTAGTTAGATTAAGAATGCCGAGCAATGGTAATCAGGAATTTGATTTCACACCTACCCAACTAACTGATGGCACTGCAACTGGACTATCTAATGGTGGAAATGGAGTTATAACCAGAATTTACAGTCATATCAATGGAACATTTTTCTTTGACGTAATGGGAAATAGGCAACACTCTATGATTGTAGGAGGTGTTATGCAGACCGATAGTTTTGGTAAGCCTGCAATGCCTGGTAAACTTAGTACTTTTGGTAGATACGTTATGTCTCCACTACCTTATACTGGTAGTAACTGTGCTGCTTTTGATGTTAGTAAAATGAGTGGTCGTGACCTTCCAGATGACACTATTGGTCAAACAAGGAAAACTGGAGCTATTGGTAGGTGGGGTGCATACGCCACAAGTAATCCTACTTATTTTATATTAGGTCTTGGATATAAAATCAGACAAGTTTTGTCGACAATCCCATTTACGAGTGCTTTTGCTAATGGTAATGATATTTCAGGCGGTAGTAACGATATGCTTGTGTATAATGGGGTTGAAACCATTAGTAATATGACTGGCGTTGACCTCACTACTTCTTCAGTATGGACTAACCAATCTACTAACCAAAGGGTTGAGATATGGCCCAATTCATACGATGGTAGTGGTCTTACTACAAGACGAATGGAACAAATATATTTCAACGACTTTTTAGAAGCTGAAAGAACAATAATAGAAACAAATCAAAGAAACTTTTATGGATACTACTAAATTATATTTTGACTCTGAAGAATTGGCTGAGGCGTATTCCGCAGCAGAAGCTGAGTACCGAGGCTGTAATATGGAATCAACCGTTTTTTGGTATGCGATTGAAGAAGATGAAATTGGTTGGTATTGTGAAATTCACATAGAAAGTTGAACTACCCACCGTGAAATTAAGTAGATGGGTTAAATCTTTTGGTTATTCACCTATATTTATTATGTAGTAATCAAGCATTATAATAAAGACACACAAAAAATAAAGTTAAATGACTGAAAATAGAGTATTCGTTAGTCCTGGTGTATATACCTCCGAGAAAGATTTAAGTTTCGTTACCCGTCAAGTAGGGGTAACCACATTAGGTTTGGTAGGGGAAACTACTAAAGGACCTGCATTTCAACCCGTATTCATATCTAACTATGATGAATTCAAAACCTTCTTCGGAGGTCAAAATCCAACAAAGTTCAAAGGTAGTGGGTACCCAAAGTATGAATTACCTTATATCGCAAAATCATACCTAACACAATCAAATCAATTGTTTGTTACAAGAATTCTAGGATTCTCAGGTTATGATGCTGGTGAAGCATGGGGTATTACTCTTGACGCTGCATTAGACCCAAGTACAGTTGTTACCACTTCTGGCGCAACATATACGGGATTCTCAACTGACTTCTTAATCAAATATGAGGTTACTGGTGGTACTGTTACATATACTACCCTAGAACCACTTATTGGAATATTAATACTTAATGGTTCATTAAACACTGCATTAGCATTTTTAGGGACTGCCTCAACTGGTGATACAGCTAGTATTCCTTGTACTTACATTAAGGTGGGTAACACATTTGTTGGTAGTTCATTCAACCTATTCGTTACTGATGTTACTACTGTCAGTGGTGCGGCAACTGGTCACACTTCTGGTGTAACTACAAGTTGTTCAGGTACATCTTATTCAGACGTTGAAGACCAATTAGTAGCATTGCTACGTTCACGAGGTCAATACGATGGTGATGAAATATTGGTTCCAGAAGTAACAGGTACTACATCATTGGATACTACGTATATCGAATTCGGTGCAACACCAACTGGTGCTGCAACTGACCCATTAGGTAATTTCTCCTTAAGTGGTATTGCTACTACATTAGGAGTTTTCGATTATAATTTATCATTTGATAAAACTAAGAGAAATTACATAGGTAAGGTATTAGGTAGAGGTGAGAAAGATGGTAAAACATCAGTATTCGTTGAAGAATTGTACCAAAATATGATGGATAAAGCTATTACTGATGATAAAGTAAGAGGTATTAACCTTTCACTTATTGATTACGCTATTGGTCTACCGTTTAGTGATTACCAAACCGAGTATACACCTGCTGTAACTCCTTACGTGGTATCAGAACTTAGAGGTACTAATTTACTTAGATTATTCAGACTTTGGACAATTGCTGATGGTAATGCGGCTAATAAGCAAGTTAAGATTTCAATTACGAATATTAAACCAGATGAAAAGACTTTCGATATGGAAGTTAGAGCATTTGGTGATACTGATACGAATAAGGTAGTTCTTGAGAAGTTCGCACGATTGACAATGGACCCAACATCAAACAATTATATTGCCAAGAAGATTGGTACGTTGGATGGTGATTACAGTTCTAACTCATCATACGTATTAGTTGAATTAGATGACACTAATGATACGAGTGATGCTTTCCCAGCAGGTATGATTGGAGTGCCAATAAGAGACTACTCACAAGTAGCTAACTCTGGTGTTACATTCCCAACAATTTGCTACAAGCAAACTTATGGTGAATTCGAGAATAAGAGAAAAATCTACTTAGGTCTTTCTAATACTGTAGGTATCGACCAAGATTTCTTTGATTATAAAGGAATCCCAGATAGTAATGATATTTCAATGTGGACTGGTCTTACTAAAGGTTTCCACATGGATATTGATGTTACTGGTGCGACTATCGATGGGGTGGAAGTAGTTTACAATTCATCAGGTGATACATATTCACCAGTATTCCTATTCGATGTAGGGTGTTGTGAATTCAGAACTGATTCTGGTATTATTGGGACTGGTTATGAAAAGATTTACGCTAGAAAGTTCACATTTGCACCATATGGTGGATTTGATGGATGGGATGTCTATCGAGACCAAAGAACTAATAAAGATACCTACCGAATCAACGGTGCTAAAGGTGAAACTGGTTTGGATTCAGGTGCATTTACAAATAGAGCACTTACCAACGGTGATGCTGGTATTACGTCTGACTATTACGCTTACCTAGAGGCTATCTGGACATTCAATAACCCAGAATCAGTAAACATTAACGTGTTTGCAACTCCTGGTATTGATGGTATTGATAATAGTAATCTAGTTGAGGAAACTATTGAGATGATTGAGCAAGATAGGGCTGACTCTGTTTATATCATGACCCTTCCTGATGTTGACTCAGGTGGTGAAATTCTAGACCCAAATGATATCGTAAATGATATTGATGGTCTGTATGATAGTAACTACAGTGGTACGTTCTTCCCTTGGGTACAAGTAAATGACCAAGAGAATAATGTTTACATCTGGTTACCAGCTACAAGAGACTACGTTAGAAACGCAGCTTTAACTGATAATATTGCATTCCCATGGTATGCAGTTGCTGGGATACAAAGAGGAGATGTAGACGCTATTAAAGCTAGAATCAACCTTACACAAGAACAACGAGATGTGTTGTATGCGGGTCGAATTAACCCAATCACTTCAATCGCTAGTGAAGGTATTAAGATTTGGGGTAACAATACTCTACAGATTAAAGAATCAGCACTTAATAAACTTAATGTGAGAAGATTACTTCTACAAGCTAGAAAACTAATATCTGCGGTATCTATTAGATTGTTATTCGAACAAAATGATGACATCGTAAGAAACCAATTCCTTGGGTTGGTGAACCCTATCTTGGATAATATGAGGTCTGAAAGAGGTCTTACTGATTTCCGAGTGGTATTGGATGACAGCCCAGAGTCTAGAGATAGAAACGAACTTTTTGGACGTATATTCATTAAACCAACAAGGGCACTCGAGTTTATCTGTGTAGAATTTAATATTATGAACACTGGGGCATCTTTCGAAGATGTTTAATATCTAATGATTATCAAAAAAAAAAAGCCTGATTATGTCAGGCTTTTTTATATCTAATAGTTCCACAATCATATATTCGATAGATACCTCTATCTAACATTATCTGGTGTTCAGTTTTATTTTCAACATCAAAACCTTCTTTTCCTAATATGTGCTTCCTGAACCCAAATCTATGTTTCCTAGTGTTACCAATAATGTAATGGTAATTTGGTCTATTCACACCATCTTTATTAAACCCTAACGTCTCATATAGTTCACCTTGACTCCATCTCCTATCAGCGTAACTTATAATTTCTTTTGGGTTATAAGTTTTAATAAAATATTTCAACAATCTGGAGGCACCACCTATTACCGTTGTATTTTTTTTATTACAAAACCTACTTAACTCGTAATAATCACCACCCTTACCCATACCCAACCTAGGTCTATTGAAATGCATACTACATACTACTTCACCATTATAGGTTAATCCTATATCGATACTACTACATATGAACACTGGGGCATCTTTCGAAGATGTTTAAAACCATCACTTGATTATCTTAAAAAGCGGTACTTCGGTGCCGCTTTTTTTGTTTCTAGATGATATTTATAGTATATGAGTATATGAGTAAAGTAATACGTATAACTGAATCCCAACTTAAAATGGTATTAAACCATATGAGTAACCCTAAAACTATCAATGAAGGGGTTGGTATGAGCGTTCTATTAGGTGTAGCATCACTCATGGGTATTAAACTTAGTGGTTTTAATGATAAGGTAGCTAAAGAGGCTCTAAGTAGCCCTAAAACACTTAATACCATAAAGAAGTATCTAGAGTCTGAGAAACTTGACGATATAACTTCTGGATTAGAAGAGCTTGGTATGACCAATGCTAGTGATAAATTGGAAGCGGATGTTTACGAAATTCAAAAGAAATTTAATGATATAGCCTTCAATACTGAGGGTGTTACTGGTGGGTTAGCAATAAATCTTAGTGACTAATTGAAATTTTTTCCATTTTCTCATATTTATAAACGTAGACAATAACAAACTAATACTAAAAAAAAAAACATGGCTGATTTACTAATGAAAATGCCCATCCCTTACGAACCAAAAAGGAAGAATAGGTGGATGTTACGTTTCCCAGCAGATTTGGGAATTCAAGAATGGTGGCTGGCATCAGCATCAAGACCATCAATCACACAAGGGGAAGTGGAAATCCCATTCCTTAATACCTCAACTTGGATAATTGGTCGTTTCTTCTGGGAAGCAATCGATGTTACATTCAGAGATGCAATCGGTCCTTCAACAGCGCAAGCTATTATGGAATGGGTTAGGTTACAATCTGAATCTATTACAGGTAGACAAGGTTATGCGGCTGGTTATAAAAAAGATATTGAATTGGAAATGCTTGACCCTGCTGGGGTTGTAATTGAGAAGTGGGTACTTCAAGGAACTATGCTTACTAACGTAAACTTTGGTGACTTGAGTATGGATGATGATGCTATTGCTGATATCGTTGCTACTATGCGATTCGATAGAGCGATTTTATTGTTTTAGCAGTATAGCCCTATCAAATACGACACTTCCTTGACTTTACAGGTATTTATAAGTATCTTTGTAGAGTTAAGGAATTTTTTTATGGAAAATATTAAGTGTAAAGAGTGTGATAAAGTATTCAAAAGTCTGGATTCTGTCAGAAGACATCGAAGTCAAAAACATGACATCTCAGCAGAACAAACGTATATTGAGTATGTGTTGGGAGGGATTAAACCTACCTGTAAGTGTGGGTGTGGTAGTGAAACTAAATATTTAGGTATCAAATCTGGATATAGGGATTATATTAGAGGTCATGCTTCTAGAGTGAATAATAATTGGGGGCATAATCCAGAAGCCATTCGCAAGTCACATGAAACCCAGAAGAAAATGTATGACTCAGGAGAGTTAACTATTTGGAATAGGGGTTTGGATGTGACTGACCCCAGAGTTAAGGATAATATTGACAAGATGTTAGCCAATCCAGATAGAGGCAAAAATATATCAAAAGGATTAAGTGGTGTTGAGAAATCTGACGACCACAAACACAAATTATCAGAAACCGCAAAAATAAGGTGGTCTGACCCAAAAGAAAGAGAAAAACAAAGTCATAGGTGAATGGTGTGGATGAGGGATAACGATTTCACGGTGGCATCTAAATTAGAAGAAACTATTAATACTATACTAATTACATTGGGGTTAGTTGAGAATTTAGATTATGAACGACAACATTATGTCCGAGAAATAAAATCCTATTACGATTTTAAAATATATTCTACCAATACTTTAATTGAGGTGGATGGGGATTTCTGGCACTGCAACCCAATTACCGAATTTAGGGAACCAAAGTACAAATGTCAGTTCAAGAACTTAAATAAGGATAAAATTAAGACAAAATGGTGTGAAGATAATAACGTAGACTTAGTTCGATTATGGGAGACCGACATTAATGAGAACACCGAAAATGTGGTCAACGTACTTAAAGGTTTAATGAAATGAAAGTTTGTAATACATGTCACGAAGAAAAGGAATCGTCAGAGTTCCATAAACGAACCATCTCTCCAGATGGACTAAACCACCGATGTAAGACCTGTGACAGTATCGTCCAAAAAGGGTACAGAAAGGTAAAACCTAAAGGAACAAAGTGGACTATGAGTCTATATGATAAAGGTTTAAAATATTGTCGTTCGTGTGATGAAGTGAAAGAGTTAACCAGTTTCAGTAAAAATAAGAGTTGTTTTAACGGATTAGCAGCTAAATGTAAAGTATGTAAAAGTAAACGAGATGCCGAGTATAGGTAGAAGTTGAGGGATAATGGTACTTATAAAGAAATTAAGAGGAAAAGCTACTTAAATAATATACTACAACATCGTAAGAATCAATTAGATTACAATAAGAATAGGCGAAACTATAAAAAAGAATATAAGACCATACAAGCACTGTGGGAAAGAGACCCATTAGCTAAATTAAGATTCACTTTAAGGAACCTGATAATACAAGCACTTAAGAAAGGTGGTTATACTAAAAATCATAAAACGGAACAAATGTTAGGTGCTGAGTTCGAAGTAGTGAAGTCACACATTGAGTCTCGATTTACTGATGGTATGTCTTGGGTAAATCATGGCGAATGGTATGTAGACCATATAGTCCCACTAAAAAGTGGTATTACTGAAGATGAGATTATAGGGTTGAATTACTACACCAATTTACAACCATTGTGGGCTACCACCAGAGAGATTAATGGTGTGGTTTATGAAGGTAACCTGAATAAAGGGTAAAACTAATAAATATAATCATCGAAACCCCACATATAGTGGGGTTTCTTATGGTTTAATATATAAAATGTCATAAAATACGCTATAGGACTATTTACTATTAGATAATTTCAATTAAAATTGAATATATGAGCAACTTTAATAAACCACATAACCAGAACAATCCGAATAGTCCGTTTAGACTTCTGACAATAGAGGAAATCTACGAACACTTCGACATTGACCGCATTAACATGTTAATGGAATATACTGACAATAATATACGTAAATATAATTTGGATAACGTACACATACATACACCATTATCTGTTTCAGTAGTAGATGCTGGTGCCCCTGAAACAACATTAATTAATGGTAATATTCAGGACTATCAAGCGAAGGTTGCAAATCTTGAGGTTGAATTAAGGCGCACAAGATTATTAGCGGAAGAAAGGCTTAGGAGAGAAGGGTGGTCTGAGAAAGCGCCATACCCGTCAACCCCTAAACAAATACCACCTTCTCAAGATTGGTTTAGTACTAAAGATAATGATGACGAAGTTGTTGAGGTATCAGTAAACCTATTAAAACAAATTGCTGAAGTTTTAAAGAATAAGAATAAATAATTTTAAAAAATGGTAGACAAAAAACCAAATGTTTTCCCAACAGGTGGAGCACCTAATGGACAACCTAATCAAGCACCAGCGCCTGTACCAGCAGTCACTCAAGGTGAGATGAGCGCAGCACAAGAAATGCTGGAGCGAACACAAGTACAACTTAAAGTCCGTGAAGAAGCTCTTAGAAACTCACCAGAGTTACAAGTAGCACCAATCGAAGCTCTTAGTTATGAACAATTAGCCCAAGCACAATCAATGGCGCAACCAGTACACCAAACAATGATGACACCACCAGTTATTGAAGTGGATAAGAAGTTATTAGAAGTTGATAAAATAGAACGTGAAGTAGAAGCACTATCCAGACCGAAGTGGGATTCAGCTTTCGATGTTATCCCAATACCTTCCAAAGGTAAAACATATAAGGGTGTTAAAAGTAGTATCAAAGTAGCTTATATGACAGGTTCTGATGAAAATATTTTAACTTCAGCTAACTTATAGAAAGTGGGGACTTTCTTAAGGTATTAATCAGTAGAAATCTATTAGAAGAAAATCTTAAATATGATGATTTACTACTAGGTGATAGAAACGCTATCATCATATGGTTAAGAGGTAGTTCATTCGGTAATATATACCCTATCACGATTGTGAATAATAAAGGTGTGGCTGAGGAATTAGACTTCGACTTAAATGATTTGAAGTATATCTATATGGAGAAAGACCCAGATGAAAATGGGTGCTTCGATTTCACTTGCCCACAAAGTGGTGACCTACTTAAGTACCGTTACCTAACAGTTAGGGACGAAGATTTTATTGAAGCGTCAATTACTAGAGATGAAAAAGCTAATTCACCCATTAATCATCGTTCCAGCTACACACTACAACGTCAAATAGTTGCAATTAATGGTGACACTAATGTAGAAGTGGTTCACAAGGCTATTAATAATATGAGATTGGGTGACCTTAGAGCATTCAGAACTTTTTATAACGAGAACGAATCAGGCGTAAACCTGAATATCAAGGTGCAGACGGGTGGAGGGGATACCGTCTCTACATTTCTTCCGTTTAACCTCAACTTTTTTTGGACTAACACATGAGTATCGTAAGTGGTTGGAAGAAGAAGTCTTTGTATCCACTAAACACATAGGTAATTCATGGTCGGACGTAATGGCTATGCCTACTGCAACTAGAAGGTATCAACTACACCTACTCATGAATGAGAATAGGGTTAAAAAAGAACACTATGAAAGTATGAGTAAACAAAACTCATCTGGTGGTAGAGGAACCCGAACTACTACTGTCAGTGGTGAAGCGTTAAAGGCTAAGTTAAAGTCTGGTGAAATCAAAGGGTAATCTTTCCCACCTTCAGGATATTTATTACTATATGGAATGATAATGAATAAACGAATAAAAATTACTGAAAGTCAATTTGATAGACTATTCACTGAGGATACTGACCCAGTTATGGTGTTTCAAGACCTTGAAGAAGGTGATAGTATCTACGTGAAAGATGCTAGTGGTACTCACTCATTCCAAGTTGTGGATGACCTAGGTAACGCAGTTAAGTTGGCTAGTTTAGATGTTAAATCAACCAAAACTGGTTGGCATTTCATAGTATCAAAATTAGAAGGTGTTCGAGATGGTGATATTAAGATGTCACAAGTATCCAAAAAGAATTCAGAAGTTAAACGTAATTACACTATTAAAGGTGTTGAAGTTATTAAAATAACTAATAAAACTGGTGTTGAGAAGGATACCATAGATTTAAGAGAACCAGAACAAAAGCAACCTTCAACTAATAAGGTAAATAGGTCTACCGATAATGCTGATACTGAAGAAGATAGTAATGAATCATTGGTAGATACCCTAAGACAATTAGATGCCCTACAACCAGAAACATATTATATATTTGAAGTTGATGAAGCTACCAATATTATATTCAAAGTGTTAAGTAATATTGATGGTGAAATAAAAGTTAAATTGATATCAGCTACAGGTAGTGAACCTGAAAAATATAATAAATTAAAAGGGCAATATTTTACAATACCAATTAAATTAGATAATCTAACCCCATCTAAAATGGGTGTTGGTTGGTTTAATATGGGGATATTTGGTAAGGTCGGTTATACGATAAGTAACATAAATGACTTTGTTAAGTATGATGGTGAGGATGATGGTGAGGATGATGGTGAGGATGATGGTGAGGATGAGGATGATGGTGCTGATGAAAGGGGTATTGAAGATACACCTGAATTTGATGTTGAGCAGAGTAAAGAGAATATTAGTAAGTTATTGGACAAGTATCCAGAACTTAAGAAAGCTATATACCATCAACCAAAACTATTCGGACTATTTGATATTGGTGACCCTGTGGGATTAGGTAGAGTTGATGATTTGGTTAAAAATTATGGTGCTAAACAAGCCTCATCTAAATTTCAGGACAATAAAAGTGTAACATTGGAAGTAGTCAATAATGAAATTACCTTAAATGTTGGGGCTAAGTTATATAGGTTGAAAGTGGGTGATAAGAAACAATTAATCACGGTTAAACGTGGTATTAAGACTTATCTGACTACATCTAAAGCTGCTAAAACTAGATATGAGATTGAAATATTAAATCTCGTTAAGGACAATATTTATAACTGTAAATTTAAAGGTATCTCAGTAAGTAACGATGGTAGCGTACGAGAATCAGAGAAAAATGGGGTAATTAAAATATTAGATTACGGTAACTAATGGCATTAACTAACGAAGAAATAATAAAGCAACTAGCTTCACTAAGGAAGGTGGAGAAGGTTCAGAATAGTATTCTGGGTGAATCTCAAGCTTATTTAGCTAATGTTAAGAGGTTAGGTATGTTACAGGATGAGATTAATCATAATCTTAAGTCACAGGCTGATAATGCTAGAATATTAGTAGAATTAAATGACAAATTAAATCTTCCTGGTAACAGT